AATGAGATTATTGAACATAAGGTCGTTCTCGAATTCGAGTATGCAAGGCTTACCAGCATCTCTATTCTTTAGGATGTGCACGTATACCTTGTTTTGAGTAGGTAAATGATTTGGACCGTATTCTAAGATGTTCAAAATCTCTGGTCGATGCAAGGCCATAACATAGTCACTGCCCTGGAAGATTGCATCAGACGATGAAAAATCACTACGCATAGGATAATGCGATAATGGGTTATTAATCCTCTCAGGAGCTTCTATATTACGGTTCATCTGAGCAATCTGTATAACAGATGTCAGAGGCAATTTCTTGACCTGAATGAACACACGTTGTAATTCAGCAATAGTCTCTAAGACAGAGCCAATTGGCTTGGTAAGGAGAGCATGATCATATAAAATGATAAAATGCTTTCCTGTACCTTTTACATACGTATTATAAAAACCAAATATAATCTCTTTAACTTGCATGGGTGTACACGGATCATCTACAAAATAGATTGGGTACTCCTTTAGCTGGTTGCATACTTTAATGACCTGGCCAAAAGTGGCGTCATCAAGGCTCGTTTCCGAGCTATACAAAGTCGAAGTCGTTTTCCTGAGCTTATTAGAAAGCGTCCTTCCAACTTGCCTAAATGCTACCATCTCTAACGAGAAGTTCAGAATTATTATATCCTTTGTAGGATTAAGCTCAATCAAATCAGTCTGGATACAGTTCACAAAGGAACTCTTTCCACTTCCGGAAATGCCACCTATGGTAAAAATGGTATTGGGTTCAATACCTCCCATACACTGCTTATTGAACTTCTTCCATCTAGTCTGTAACGATATAATATCGTTCGATTTACGACCCTCGACATAGTTGATAGCCTCTTGAGCTACCACACTCATAGGGCGTATAACATTAGATAAGTTCTGTTCCATAAGAGTTTACAGCTTGTTTAGTTGTATCCTGCATTTCTTCCTCAACAGCTTCCCACTGTGAACGTGTTAACCAATTCCACATGGTCATCATGTAACCAAGGGAACCTTCTCTCATGCGTTTTGCTATCTCATAGTCTAAGCACTTTATAAGGTGCTCAGCCATCGCGGAACTTTTACCACACTTCGTGTTAAAGAAATGACGGCATTTGTTCACATTAGCACGTAGATAGGATTTACTCCCATCCGCTCGCATGACATACACTGGGTACATATCATAAAACACATCGAAGTAGTCCTTCTCTGGTTTAACTGCGGATATTAGCTTATCCGTTGGTTGATATGTAATTGAATCACTGCTCTCTATCGCGGTGACCAACTCTTGAGAAACTAAGTATGATATCTCTTCGTCGCTAATAAGGCTGACAATTTTGCGGACGTCTTGATATTTTGGTTGATTCTTACCCAATACCATACTTAGGAAAATTAACTGATTTGAATTGAGGCCTGGAAACGCGTCCAGGACTTTCGTATCTACTTCAATAATCATATTAAAATAGTTCTAGTTGCTGTTCGGTGAAGTCTGCAACAATCTTTTTGGCTTCACTGATATAGTACCTGTAGTTGATCTTACGACCTTCCACAGTAGTATCATATAACTGATTCAGGATCGTAACACCTGATTTAGTTAGCATGTTTTGTTCTTTTTCTCCATCTCGCTTAAACAAATATTCTCCATTTGTACTTGCATAGAACCTATTAATGCGCTGTACTCGATTTTCCCCGTGCAGCACTTCAAACTTCTTATCGACTTGTTGGGACATTAAAAAGTCTCTGATGTCTCCATCAGATTTAATAAATTCTTCAATGGGTTGTTTCTTTGTGAAGTAGTTTATCACCGCCTTTGGTATAACCACAGGTGCAAGTCCTTTGCCTAACTTGTTTTTTGTAATAAACATACCTTTTTCCTCTATCTCTCCGCCTTTCAAGACACCAAAGTAGTCATTGATAGCGTATTGATAGAATGCTTCATACTCATCAGATTCAAATTCCAGACGTGTAAGGGATTCCACCTCCTTAATAGCGTCTGAAATCGCCTGTTTAAGGCCCTTTTTAGCCCTGTAGACGACTCCATCAGTATTGCACTGAATAATCTCACATCCGAGATCTAAAAGCCTGTCTACGAGCAAAAGAAGTATCAACTGGCCGTTTATGCGTATCTTAAACACATTGAACGGGTCGTACATCCAGCTAACCTCCTGTTGCATCTTACCTGTAGGTGAGTTAAGCACAATCTTAAGGAACAAGTTCTTAACTTTCTGACCTGTATGCTTTGCTTCTAGCCTTTCGGCTTTCAATTGGGCAAACAATTCGCTAAAGAGTTTTCCCAAATGACGAGGACCCCATTGATATTCAATGAGCAAGGATGGATACATGGACGCCACATCCGCGTGTCCTATCACCTCATCATCTTTTGGGAGGAATATCTTTGGCGTATGAATAGTATGAATACCACCAACACCAATAGAATATACCACATTCGAGAGAACAAACTTCTTCTCGTAGCTTTTTCGCTCCTTAGAGTAAACTACCTGTTCCTTCATTTCCTCTAAGACGCTCTGTAACTTTGGGTTTTTGTATTTTATAAATGGCAAAATAACATCTTTCAATGGAATGTAATCCATTGGAGACCTCATTTCCTTTATAACATTTTTAGGAATACCTGACCTCTTAGAATATTCTTCTAACAGATAGGTCTCTGCCATTTTAACAGAATCCATAGACAAACAATCTATGCCGTGCTCTTGCTCAATAAATAAGCGTAGCTCAACTTGGTCTGCGAGTCTATTAAGGAGTTCTGTAGTTGAATCAACATCGTTGATATTATATGCAATCATATCGTCAATCTTATCGACTGGAATAGGTTGACTAAAGTCACCGTCGTATTCTTGTACGTTTCTATAGTGCATGGTGCATTGCATGGTCTTAAGACCAACGCGCAATTTACGACTGAATTGCATCGTTAGTAAATCCATTGAATAGAAGTACTTCGCATACTTCCACTTTTTGAAGCTGTCAATATTGCCATCTTCTGAATTTACAATCGTTGTTGAAAGATTAAACAGCGATCTACAAATGACTTTCCAAGATAGGTTGGTCATTTTGTAAAACAGGTCTATCATATAGTTGATAATAACATCATCATAATGATGATTGTTATATCCACAAAACATTTTGTTTTCGAGGCTATAAAAGAAGAAATCAACTAGCTCCGCTAGCTGACTCCTTCTTTCACTTATCTCGAATTTGATGACTTGTCCTGTCTCTGAGTTCTTACAACAACAGTGGAAGCAGTTTGGGAAGACTTCTATGTCGTATACCCATACGACCATGTCCTTTATTATCATGCTTCTACTATTTTGTTAGAGTACACCAAAGGATTCGAACCTTTAGTGTACACACGGTTACGTGCTATGCAGAGGCTTTACCGTGCATTATTGTGGCGTAGGGAGAACCGAATCTCCCGAGCCCCCTTAGAAATCCCTTTGCGAGAAGGTTCCTAAGGTGCTACGCCTAAGCTGCTTTCTTTAACTTCTTATCAGCTAAAGTAGCACGCTTAGCTCCAATAAGCGGACGCTTTTGAGAACGCTTATGATTCATCAAATCAGCATCTATTATTGAAGCATCCTTTTTCATTGCTTTATTAGCAGCCGATTCTGCATTCTTATACAGTTTATCCTCGGTACTAAGGTTTGGATATGAGACATCGTGTCCTTTTCCATCTACATCCTTAACTTCAGCAATTTTACTTGCTTCCATCTTAGATTCGTTGGTATTTACACGATTTCCCATAACAATTAGATTGTCGTAGATAGAGACGACGAAATCTCTAAATCGTTCTTTCATAGTCTCTCGCTCTTGTTTCCACTTCTCTACGTCTTCTGTGAACATAGCCTCTGGGCATACGTTCTTACGTTCCCATCGAGCTAACTTGTGTTCTACAAGCTTTTCCATATACTGAACCTTGTTCATCTTTGGAAGAGTGTAAGGGAAGTTCTTAAACTCCATGAAGTCGTTTCGAGCAGGAATAATGGCTGTACCCTTCTGCTTCATCTTCTTCTTACACTTAAGGAGACATTTAGGTTGTGAATACTTCTTGTGTTCCCAGAGCAGACCAGTGCTAGCCTTATACTCATCTATAGGAACCCAATCGTAACCTGTTACAGTTACGCCATACTTCTCTCCGTGGATTGGATGAGGATTAGTCATCACGTATTGAATACCAGAATAAGGAGAAGTTATAAGCTTATCCTTAGGAATCTCAGTACCATAACGCTTGTGAGCTATTACTGGTGAAATACCCTTCTTGATATTCTTAACGGTGAATTGACGACTATACGCT